GTACGTTACACTGTCTTTAACATCGTAAGCTTGTCCAGCTACTCCTGCATCACCCATGAGTAATACTGCGCCACCTGTCTTGCTTCCACTTAACCAGTTCATTACGTTTTGTAAGAACAGCAGAGTGTTTCCGTACTTCTGGACTGTAGCGCGATCATTCCAATATCCGTTGTAGAATTTAGGAAATGCACCGTCTAAGTACATCTTACGGTCACCAGCTATGTTCTCAATAACCATAACATGGGGGAGCTGTTGGTCGTCTTTAGCTAATGAGCGAACACTCAAGTCGCTCTTTGCAGTTCCATCTTGTGTACGCCAATCGACACACAGTGGAGTTGATCCCTGATAAGGCTCGCTAAGGAAAACACGTACATCTATTTCGCGGGAAACATCCAATTCAACGATGCTCATGTCTTCTATGCGAATCTCAGGATCGTTACCCTCAAGAACGCACGGTAATTCAAATGTGATTGTTCCAGAATCAGTATCACTTACACCAAGAACAGCATATTGCTTATCCGCAACAGTGGCTGTTATTGTTATAGGATATTGTGCGCGGTTATCTTCAAGTGCCAGTTGTTTCGTGAAACGAATCTTTGCTATACGTCCTTCTTCTTGGACTTCTAGCAGTTCTACCATTCCGTTACCTATGTCTCCGTGCCATAGATATTCGTATTTTCTCTGTTGCCAGTCAGGAGGATTAACAAATCTGACTTCAACAAGTGCTTCTTGTGACCAGACATCATCAACAAAATAACATCTGTCTTCACATGGAACAGGCGGAGGCGGTGTTGGATCGGGTGGAGGAGGAGCAACAGGCACTACTGGAGTACGCTCATACACTTCGTACAAGTGAGGACTATGTTCACCCCAACTATGCACTTGACGATAGCCTCTACGTTCCCATGTCTCCGGACAAAATCCAAATGGAGCACTAGAGCCACTTTCAGTAGCTAAAATGTTCCAGCGCCACCGAGCTAATATCGACGGGTCTGTTACTATCAAAGGGTCAGTGTATATAGATGCACATGATATTTCGTCTGTGCCTCTCGGATCACTGTACACACTTGAGTATTCTTTATCGTTTTCCCAAGGAAATGCTGTGGCTTCATTTGACTTACCGCCAATCATCTTACCTTTAGGCAACTGTGTGAATATTCGCTTCCATCCGTTGTACTTGTCATCAGGCTGAGTTACTGTGCGTATTGGTCTACGTGCTAAATAACGTAAGTTTGCATTGGTGTCGATTATTTTCATGCGACGACCCGCCAAGCTGCTTGGATTACCGGGAGCTCTAAAGAAGCTGCACCAACCGCCAAACACCTGCGCGTGATATATTTCACCTGAACTGTTGATTAGTCCATTATCGATTCTGTTACACGATGCAGGACAGAACGCATAACCTTGCGCTACAAAACGTGGATTACCGCCGTACGGACCTACGTTGAATACTCCATGAGCATGTACAAGATACTCATAATCATCTTCCCATTGAATAGGAAAATCAGTCACGGCGCCTAACCAAAAATGTTCCCAGTTGTCGTTATCACCTGCAGGAGAAGCAGTACCGAAGTTGATAGGACGTTCCAGGATACGTATGATATTTACGTTACCTCCGCGCCTGTCAATACTGCGGATGCCTTTAGTTACTTGATCGAATATCATCCAACCGTCAATAGTTCTGATAGCAAATCCGCGATCTCCTGGATTTATAGCTGCTGCCAGTGTTATACAGCGGCTGTGATCCATTTCGATATTTCTGTGTCCCGCTATAGAGAACACAATGTATTCATGATCGAATTTCCAATCATACGGAACCCATGTAGCTCCGTTCAAATTGTCATAGACTACATTCCAAGTCATACATATTCCTTTTGGGAGACCAAGTCTCCCATAAGATTATAATTGAAGATTTCCCGCAACGTCTGACAATACTAAAGTAAGTTCGTTACTCTTTAATATATTGCCTGCGCTGTCTTTTATTAAACAGTATACCCTCCACTCACTGCGTTTTTCAGGAGGTGTGTTTGATGATAAGTGTCCATCTATAACTTCCACTCTAAATAAGTCATTATCTGGAGAGAAGTCATTAGGCACGGCTACATCAATTTTAGCAACATAATTGCTATTAGGGTTGTTTATGTTGTTGAAAGTTTCGACAGCTTCCCATTTGTAAGAATATGTCTTTGCAGGATCGTATGGATACGAAGCAGCAATTCCATGTCTGTTACGTGCGGCAGGATTACTGACAAACCCACCGTTAGCTTCCATATATGCTATTTTTCCTGGCTGCGCTATTTCTGTATGGTTTTGATCAGCTAATTGAGAGAATCCTATACCAAATATAACTGCACATCCAAAAGCTTGGTATTGTGTTGTTGAGTATGATTCTGCGGCATAGTTAGTACGTGTGAAGTTTAAGTCACTCACTGTGCCTCCACCGACATTCGGCTTCAGTATAGTAACAGTACCTTCGTTATCCAGAATTGTTGCATTCACAGGATTACTTATACGCAAGTAGAACTGTCTGCCATTATTGTCGTGCGCTGGAGTTAATGTTTCCACAGGAACATTAACACTTGCTTGTCCCGCTAACAATGTAGCTGTCCCACTGCGACTATTGTAATCCGGATTTTGCACTGTGCTTTCTGGAGTAACCATTAACTGCGCTTGGTTGTAGCTTGCATCTATTACACCATCTGTAGGAACGCCTTGAACAAGCGGACTTCCAGGAAGGTGAGCTAAATGGTCAACTACATAATATTGAGGAGTAGCGCGCCATTGACGCTGTGTAGCATCGAATGAAATACGCTCATCCGACAAGTTGTTGAATGTTGCCTGTAGTGCTGCATTGGCCCAGTAGTTACGGTGCATGTCCGTCGGGAACACACGCATTGGGAAGTGCAGTACAGCTCCATTACGCAGCAGTGTTCCAAGTGCTTGGCCTATACGCGCAGTATTACCTGACATATAGACAGCAGCAACTGAGAATCCTGACATCTGGAACCACAATTTAGAATCGGCTACAGTAATAATGTCAGCATCCGTTGTAGACAGTGTGTTTTCCCACGTGTTGCTATTGTTTGGGATAGTACGCATTGGAACCTGCACAACAGTCATGTTGTAGATGTTACGCATTGCCTGAATAAAGTTAGAGCATTTAAGTGCCCACTCTGTTTCAGGTTCACCTTCACCTAGTATCAGCCATTTCTTGTTAGTCAAATCTGGAATTTTCATCTTCCATGCGTTAACTGTCATCTTGGCTTCTGGTGTAAGCGTAGCAAACGATGATACTGCCTGAATAGTGTTTATTTGCGAACATTCGGTCGCACGATATTCACTGTTCATCAGGCGTTCCCACGAAGCATCTACTACAAGAGAGCCTGCTGTTCCGGGGAAGTTTTGTACGCCGAAAGTAGCTAAGTTCGGCACTGCGTCACCGTATGGACGGTTCTCATTGCCTGTACTGAACACTGCCAGAGTACCACTTAATCCACTACTACCGCCAACACTTTTAGCTGTCCCATCTACAGTAACAAAATCAAACGTCACATCAGTTGGAGCAGGAATATTGCTGCTGACAGTTACTTGGGCAACGGCACCTTTAGTCACATTGGCATCACTGACCACCAACTGCACTTCGTCATCACATACAGGTATAACTTTATCATCTACTTCAATGTCCAATACAGGAACAGGACAACCAACAAAGTATTCCCAGCTTGAGCCTAATGGTGCATCGATTCTCACTGTGATACGTTTACGTCTGCCATTATCTAAAGCACTGTTTGTAAGGAATTGCACGAACGTAGTGCGCTTGCCTGTTTTGGCTTCGATAAGATTCATGTCCATGTCGAATACAGACACGACATATTGGAACTCGCCTTTACCAACTACTTTGATACTGACTACGCCAGGATCGACACCATTATCCATATCATAGTTGTCTTCTGTGCTGCTGTGGCCCATAGACTGCAATCCAGCTACAGGTTCCTCACACGGCCACGGATTATCACGGTAGCCTGGAGTGTTTGTACAGAACAGAGTATAATACCAGCTTTTCATATCGTCATCGAGCAGACGCTCTGCCGATGTTACACGTACCATGATGTCATGTACTTCTGTAGGGAACTCGTAAGGTTTCCACCACCACTTCAACGAACCTAATTCTTGAGCTGGGTCCATTGTACTTGCTACACGATTCTGGTTGTGATACACTTCAAACTTATCTGCATTTAACCAGCTAGTGTAATCAAGAACTAACTGCCAGTTCACGTTAGGGTCTGATACTGGGCCGATGTAATGATGGAATTCATAGTACCACTTACCGTCTTCCAAACGTGCTTCAAGAGGAAACACAGTTGCGTGACACGGAGCAGGGTAAATAGGAGTACCGACATATTCTTCTGTGAATACACCCAAGAATTGATTCAAGTCAGTGTTATCCAAATTCACAACAGCTAAGTTGGGTTTTGGTCCCACAAATTGATACGCCCAGCGAGTACCGTCGCTACCACGCACACGAATCATAACACGTTGTTCACCTTCACCTACAGCTTGGTCAAGATAGAATTCGATTTTGCTACGATCTTTAACACGGCCACAAGTTGTTGCTATGCGAGTTCCCATGTAATAAACGTCAACACTGATACCTTCACTGTCGTAGCTGGCAAACAACACTTCAAAGTAACCTGGACGATCACCTGTGTTGAATATAGTTTCAGTTATCTGACTTCCGCCACTGAACACACTGCTTCCCAAGTAGTTCGGGTTAGCATAAGTACCACGACCGTATGACGGCGTAACACCTGAATCATCGTAGCTTTCAATAGCATAGTTTAATGCTGGACGTTTAAGCACGTAGCCTTTAGGTGCACCAGCATCCGGCAACTTTTCAAATCCCGGTTCACCTGCATCAGGCAAATCATATCCTGGAGGATAGCCTGTTATCAGATTGAACAAGTTACCATCAGAGCCTATTCCATTTCCAGAACCAGCTTCGTCTGCTGTTAGTCCTGGAGGACAATTCACTGAACCTACTACGCGGAATTCACACTCAACATCAAAGCGAGGATCGAATGTGCAGTCGTTATGTATAAACTCACTATTGGCACCATCACGCATACGGATAGCTTTTGGGTCAATAAGCAGCCAGCTCCTGTTGTCGCGTGACCTGATACGCAACGTAGCTTTGCATGGATCTAGCCATTTATTGTTGTAGGAGTTTCTTATTAAGAGGCGTCCCAGCGCTGGGATTTCGTTATCAGCCATTTTACTTCTCCGAGCCAGAAACGACTTGAGCCAGAATAAACTGGCCCAAATCAGTATTATTTAGTTGCTATCCATAAAGCGCCTGCACCTACTGCACCAGGATCTTCAGCTTGAATGTAGATCTGCACACGTCCATCTTGTCCTCTGATGCCTTGAGGACCTGTAGATCCTGTAGGACCAATAGGACCTTCAATGCCTCTAGGTCCACGTACTCCAGGCTTACCTTGAGGGCCTTGGGGTCCACGACATCCACGAGGACCTTGAATACCTTCAGCTCCAAGTAAACCATCTACACCAGGAGAACCATCGAATCCAGGAAGACCTTGACGACCTGTTCCCATACTTGATAGCGTTGGATATCCGCGAATGTGCAGAGGCTCAAATCCTGGAATAGTTATTGTAGTTATTCCCATTACAGGATCGAATACACCAGTTACACTTTGCCCTGCTGTAGGATCAGGTAATACAGAAAGTGATTTGCCTTCAGCTACAACTTGACCTGCTACTGCGGTAGCTGGCTTAATCATATCCATAGATACTTTGGTAACCATGAATCACTCCTTAATCGAAAAACTGTTCAATGTCATCATCAATCTGACCCACAGTAGGATTAACCCAAATACCGCCAGGACCTATCGATGGTCCGGGATCGATTTCACTGATAACGAGATTGATACGTCCGACTGGGCCTTGAGGACCAATGGGGCCTGCTGGACCAGGAGCGCCTGTTGGGCCTGTTGGGCCTTGAGCTCCAGTCGGACCTGTAGGACCTGTAGGTCCCATTTGACCCATAGGACCCGGACACCCAGGAGCTCCCTGAGGACCTATGTCTCCAGGCAAACCGTCGCGTCCATCTAAGCCCTGAGGACCTGTTGGGCCCTGAGGACCAGGACATCCTGCTTCACCTTCTAAACCGTCGCGTCCATCTTTACCTGGAGCTCCGTCAGGACCCGGATCACCCTGAGGACCTTGAGGACCCTCAGGTATCTGACTTACTATGGGAAAGTTACCCAGCACTTGTGTACTGCCGTCATAGAACGAGAATATAACTTTGCCTGTAGTTTCGTCGTATCTAAGTCCTGTCACAGGGGACACTGTTGAAGCAGTTCCTTCTGTGGGAGCAAGTACGCCTCCAACAACGCTTAAAGATTTACCTTCAGCCGATGTAGGCGCACGAACCATGCTTGTGTCAATTCTTGTTAGTTTCATTACCTATACCTTATGAATAGGACCCGCGTTATCTAAGTTGTGAATTAAATAACCACTCACAAAGAATACGTCGGTCGTTTCCACATTGAGGCTGACTACAGGCTTCTGGTCTTCAATAACTTCCACTTTAATTACATCGTGGAACTGACCAGATTCGTGATAAATTTTGTCACCAACAACTACACGATACATACGTTCAAAATAACAAACGCCATTACGTTGAATTAATATGTTTTCGTCTGATGTTAATGTGACAGTGCCATTCAGTCTGATAAACCTTCCGAATGAGCTATGCGTGGCTGTCATTACAACAGCGGCTTCATACTCTGCTTTAAAATTAGTTGTTGTCCACGATAAGAACTGATCGTTATCTGAACTATCAGGAAGTCCTGCAATACGCACTGAGTCAACCGCGTCTGCTTCGTAAAGCGATTCGACTAATACTTTGCGCCTGCCCGCAGAAATCATTTGACCGTACGGTATACAGCCGCCACCGCCACCTCCAGGAGGGTTAGTTGGAGGGGTAGCTGCATTAGTTGCAGAAAACTTAAACGTACCTGTCAATGTCAGTGTTTTGTTGTTGTCACCTGTGTCTTTGATTGTCAGTATTACCTGACCTTCGCGGACTTCAGTTGTTCCTGGAGCAACATACACACGACAACGCAAGTTCATGTTTGTGGAACTATCGCCTGTTTGATATATGTAGACATTTGGCGCCATCGTAAGAAAATCACCTGTCCACTTATACTCAAAAGGACCTTTACCGCCACTAAAATTGTCGAGTGTGTACGCAGCAATGCCTTCGTAGAAATCACCACCGACATGGGACAGCGTTAATGCGCGACTAGGAATGCTGCCACGCATTTGCTCTATAATCTCTGGATTAGTAGGAAGACCTGTATCAACAGTAACAAGTTGCCCCCAGATATAGACAAGTGGATCAGTAGGTTCAGAATCGCTGAATACTACAGATGTTATAGGCGTAGGACCTGTAGGACCTGTAGGACCAATCAAGCAGCTATTACCTATCGCTCCTCGTGCACCGTCAGGTCCTGTCGGTCCTATTATACCCATCGGGCCTGTAGGACCTTCATCGCCTCCACAGCCTAGCGGGCCTACTGGTCCACGGGGGCCATCTTCAGCATCTAATCCTGGCTCACCCTGAATACCCATCACACCAGGAATACCAGCACAGCCTACTTTGCCCTTACGGCCATCAAAGCCTTTGTAGCCATCACGGCCTTTACGTCCAGGAAGACCTTTCTTGCCAACTTTACCTGTACCCAGATTGGACTGTGTTAAGAATCCTGTAGCTTCAAAAGTACCGTCGGGCGTAATGAATGTTAGAGCACCACGTACACTGTCCCAAGCAAACTCATAAGAACTTGACTTCGCTACAGGAGGTGCTTCGTAATCTATTAGCGCAGAAGAACCTGGTACGATAGCCTTTTGACCATCGTACCCTTGTTCAGCAGCTACGTTTTGTAAGTTAACGTAAGTGTCTGACATATATTTGCCTTTAGTTTACGGCAAAGGAACTACAATGCCTGTCAACTCTGCTACAAGTGCTATTGTGAACTGGCCAGCAACAACATTCGTTACTTTAGCTTTAGCTACAATATCAACTACGCCATCTGGGTAGTTTTCTTTAAGCAGAATAAGACTTGACCCTTTAGAACCGTTACCATATCCGTAAGAGTTTTCACCGCCACGCTGAGTAGCAATACCTGTCTCGCCTGTACCTGGAATACTACGACCGTAGTCAACTGTCGCTTCACTAGGACGCTTAACAGCCAGAATGAATTGCAATTCTTCATTGCCTGATGTCACAGTGTAACCTGGACCTAAACGGGCACTAAAGTCTGCATGGACGTTAATCATTATGTCTGTTTTGAATTCCACACGCTGCGTAATGACAACTTCGTTTGTGTCTTCGGCGCGTTGGCGTGAACTGATGCGTTGGTAGTTACCTTTATCAAGTCTGACCTTATCAGTCGAACTGATTTTGAAGTTAGGGAACGTACCTTCTATTAGCATGCCTGGACCTGGAACCAAGTCAATCGGCACAGCAGGCAGGAATATTGGGTCAGCATTCTGACGTATTACCTTGTACCCTGTTGGTGTAGGAATAATATCAGTTACCATTCCACGCAATCCAGTGTCGCTGCTTCCTTCTGCTCTTACGTTATGGAAAATCATTACTTCAAGTGGTCGTCCCGTAGCAAAATCTGTTCTTGCTACAAGCTTGTTGCCTACAATAGAATACTCTGACTTCATAACGTGTGCACCTGACTCACTCAAAAACACTAGGTCTTTTGACTGTGGTGCGATTGGCAGTGAAAGCACGTTACGCTTGGTAGTCGGATTGAACGTAGCCGTGATTACCTGTGTACTATAGCCTGGAATTGGACGCTGTATGAAAGCGTTGATTTCAATCTTCAAGCCTACACCAGGAGCTTCGCTGAATATTACTTTCCTGCGTACAACATCTACGGTATATGACGAATGCACTGTCATTATCCTGTCGATGAAGCACCAAGAATAGAATACGTTTTCAATATCAGCAGGCAAGTCGAATTCACGACGGGAACCATCACCAATATCTTCAAAGCTAACGCATTCCGTGTACATGCCCGAGTGAGGCTCTAACTGGAATAAACGCGCATCGATTTCTAACCCAGAAGGAACATTCTCTGCAAATTCCAGCATGTTGTCTTCGATGTTAGCGGACTGGCGGAACTGACGCACACCAGAAATACTGATATACCAGTAATGGCTATTCTTGCGATAGCTGTACAGGCGCATCTGAGTTTCATCTACACCTGCTGTCAGTGGATCTTCGCTGTACAGAAGGAATTTGTTTGTTTCTTCCATAACAACTTGCGTTATCGCACTGAACTTCAACTTACCTGGAGGATGATACAGGTTTCCTCTTGTGCGGGAAGCTGCTGCTCCACTCGGTACCCAACGTGGAACACCATCAAGCGGACCAGCTACAAGTACCCAGTCTTCATCTGTTCCTGCACGGCTAGGCAATCCTGAACCTGAGCCTTGCACTGTGTTTTGTTTCCAGATACTTACAGTGCTTGTTACATCAAGTTCCAAGAACGCCAAATCACGGGTCATTACTTCTTCGGCTGCTGTTATAACACAACGTCGTGTAGTACCTTCTCCAGGACCTGAAACAATTTGAACTACAACAATGTCATCTTCTACAAGACCATAATCAGTTATCAATGAATCGACTTTGAATATCGACGGGTCTGTTACTTCTGTTGGGTTACCCATAAACAACTTGGTAAATCCCAGGAAGCTCCAATGCTTACCTGCCAATCCACCGCGCACAGCAAGTCCTGCTGTTTCACTGTTTTGTTCATCTGGATTGACGACAATATCAAGCACAGCCACAGCATTGGTGATTGCTTCTGCTGGATTAGGTAAGGCATCGACGTTGCCTACACTCGGTACTGAACCGAATTCTGACAGTGTGACATCGATAACGTGTGCATTGCCTTGTGCTAAGTGCAACAAGAATTCTATTTGCGCCGCACGATTCTTCCGTTTAGTAACAGATTCACTGAAACGTACACGGCCTAACACAGTGCCGTCGTTCAGTCCAATAGTTGCTTCCGACAGTTCTATTGATGAATTGCCTCCTACTTCACGAGGTACAACTACAGTGAACCGAACTGTATTGCGGTTTAAAACTTCAATGTAGTGAATGCGTCCGCTGTGGTGTTCTGTACCTAGTAACGCATCTGGTGTCTGAGCCGGTTCTGAGCCTTGGTAATCACCAACAGCAAAGAAACGGGGGCGAATAACTGCGCCCCCTGCTTCGGCACTCAGCAACGCCTGTTCACCTTGTGGGGTAAGAATCAAACGATCTGGTGTCATTGTATTAACTTCCTATTTCTAATCGTGTCTACAAATTAGCGTTTGAACGCCACAGAGAATTCAGCCTGGCCGAATCCGCGCTTCACACTTTTGAAAATGATCCAAGTCTCTGTCATTCCGTCCAAGTAAGTACGGACAACATCTACTCCTGGTTCCAAGTTACCCCAATCAACATCTGGGTTAATACTAGGAACCGCAGCCATTCTCAACGGCACTAACACTTTCGGGCAAGCAAAGTACAGATAGTCTGTGCTGTTTGGTAACACAGTAAATTTACCTGTGTCAACGCTTGTTAAACGCTTGAACTTATTCTCTGACCAAATCAGGTTAAAGTAAGTTGTGTTGATTACATTAAATCCTGCTGTCCAATATATTGAGAAGCTGGATTGCAACAAGATACGGAACTTCTTCTCTTGCCTGAACCCACCTAATACATAAACACAAGGAATATCAATGTAAGTGTCCTGCTCTACATAAGGCGTTGTTAAACGTCCTGTATTTCTTTCGATTGACAATCCTGTCATCTTAGTATCGAGCATCCAGATACATGCGGAGGTCACATCTATAGGAG